CGTCTTTTGTGGTCGATAAAAGTGGTAATTTAGATCTTACGGGTTCTGTTAATAATTTAACAATTACGCCTCCAGCGAATAATGCAACGCTGACGATGGCTGATGGCTCAAGCCTTATTACGTCAGGTGCTTATAGCGCTACATTTACATTTACCGGCACGACCACGTTGACGCTGCCAACAAGTGGCACAGTTACAGCGCTTGGTAATTCAACAACTGGCTCTGGCAGCATCGTATTAGCGACTAGCCCAACGCTTTTAACGCCTAATCTTGGCGTTCCGTCCGCTCTAACTCTGACAAATGCCACTGGTCTGCCGATCTCGACAGGTTTGACAGGCACTGGCACGGGTGTATTGACGGCTTTGGCTGTTAATGTTGGCTCTGCGGGCGCGTTTGTTACGTTTAACGGCGCTCTTGGCACGCCTAGCAGCGGTAATTTAGGCAATTGCACGGGTTATCCGTCTGGTGGTTTGACTGGTCTTGGAACTGGCGTAGCAACTGCATTAGCGCAAAATGTTGGCTCTGCGGGCGCTATCGTCGTGCAGAATGGCGTCCTTGGAACGCCATCTAGCGGCACACTAACCAACGCAACAGGTCTTCCGCTTACAACAGGCGTAACTGGCACATTGCCAGTGGCTAATGGCGGCACAGGAATTACGTCTTTTGGCACAGGCGTCGCTACTGCTCTTGGTCAAAATGTTACAGGCTCTGGCGGTATTGTTTTAGCAAACAGCCCAACACTTGTTACACCGGCACTTGGAACACCATCGTCTGTTACCTTAACGAATGGCACAGGCTTGCCTCTTACAACTGGCGTAACAGGCACGTTGCCAGTTGCCAATGGTGGCACGGGTATCACGTCATTTGGCACAGGCGTCGCTACAGCTCTTGGGGTCAACGTCGGCACGGCTGGCGCTTTCGTTGTTAATGGCGGTGCGTTAGGCACTCCATCGTCAGGGACTCTGACAAATGCGACGGGACTCCCTATTAGCACAGGCGTTAGCGGCCTTGGGACAGGTGTTGCGACGTTCTTGGCGACGCCAACGAGCGCGAATCTTGCGTCGGCTGTCACTGATGAGACAGGATCGGGATCGCTAGTATTTTCGACCGCACCGACATTTGGCACCAATATTACGGTTGGCACCGCGTCATCTTCGACGGGTATTGTCAATCTTAAAGGCACAACGTCTGGCACTGTTGCACTGTCTGTTGCTGATGCGGCAGGTTCATGGACAATGAAGCTGCCGACGACCGCAGGCACAAACGGCTATTATCTTCAGACCGACGGTCTTGGTAATACGACTTGGGCGGCAGGCGGCGGTGGTGGTGGGGGCTCGCCTGGCGGCTCAACCACGCAAGTTCAGTATAATAACGCGGGTTCCTTTGGCGGTTCGCCAGGATTTACATTCAACGGCACCGCGACAGTTGGCGTCGGCGTAGCTTCAACAACAAGCGGCGTATTTAACCTTTATAATTCTCTTAGCGCTAATGCTATCAGTTTAAAATCGGGCAATAATTCTGTTGCGTGGTCACTAACCTTCCCAACATCAGCGGGAACAAATGGACAATATTTACAAACCGACGGTGCCGGTAATACGACTTGGACAACAGTAGCGTCTGGGCTAACAGTTGGCTCAACCGCCATTTCCGGCGGCACAACTGGTCGTATTCTTTATGATAACGCAGGCGTCTTAGGCGAGCTTGCAACGACTGGCTCTGGAAATGTTGTCCTCGCTACGTCGCCGACGCTTGTTACACCAATACTTGGCACACCGACATCTGGCACATTAACAAACTGCACAGGCTTACCAATTTCTACAGGCGTCAGCGGTTTAGGAACAGGTGTTGCTACTGCTTTAGCCGTTAATGTCGGGTCGGCTGGCGCATTTGTTGTTAATGGCGGTGCATTAGGGACGCCATCTAGCGGCACATTAACAAGCTGCACAGGTTTACCTGTTAGCACAGGCATTAGTGGGCTCGGCACGAATGTTGCCACTGCTTTAGCCGTTAATGTCGGCACGGCTGGCGCATTTGTTGTTAATGGCGGTGCTCTTGGCACACCGTCTAGCGGCACGTTGACGAGTTGCACAGGTTTATCGCTTACAACTGGCGTATCTGGTATTCTTCCAGTCGCTAATGGCGGCACAAACGCATCGTCTGCCAGTATCACCGCTTTTAATAATATTACAGGCTATACAGCCACTGGCGCTACTGGCACGACAAGCACAAACCTTGTGTTTTCAACATCGCCAACAATTACGACGCCAACTATTAGCGGCAATGAGACATATACTGGCACCGCTGGCCGTATATTAGCTGACTTTGATAACGCAACGGTCAATAGTCGCCGCGCTTTTCAGACTAGCACAACCAATGCTTCGACCGGCATTTATGCTCTACCTAACGGCACAGCAACTGCCGCAAGCTGGCAGGCAACTAATGCTGCCGATCCAACAAATGCTAGCAAGATTTTAATTGCTACGAATGGATCGACAGACGTTCAGTTAGTGTCGGGTATTAATGGCACCGGCACATATTTACCTTTGTCAATTTATACAAGCGGCGGTCAATCAGCTCAGTTCAGTGCAACTAAAGGCACTTTAAGTCTTGGCGTCGCGGGTACCGCTGCCGGTGTTTTGACGTTAGCAGGATCAACAAGCGGCACGGTAACGGTCAATGTCCCCGCTGCGGCTGGCACAACTACATTTACGTTGCCATCATCTAATGGGACAAACGGTCAGGCTTTAACGACAAATGGTTCTGGCGTCACTTCTTGGTCTACAGTAAATAATCAAAGCACCACAGCCCCAAATAACCAGCCTTATTTGAGTGGTTCTGGCACATACACTGTTCCAGCGGGGGTTAAATGGCTTCGCGTTCGTATGGTTGGCGGCGGCGGCGGCGGAGCGGGTAGCGGAACTGCATCGTTGGGCGCTGGCGGAAATGGAGGAAATACAACTTTTGGTTCGTCATTTTTGACAGCAAACGGAGGAACAGGAGGCTACACAGCTTTAGGTTCACCTGGAGCCCCCGGCGGGTCAGCTTCTATCGGGGCAGGCGCTACCGGCATAGCGTTAAGTGGTGGTGCAGGCGCATCTACGGGACAAAATTCGACCTCACTCTACATGCCCACCACTGGCGGCGGCGGCAACTCAGCTTTTGGTGGGGGTGGGCCGGGCTCTACTAATGCTAATGCTGGGGCCGCAGCGGCAAACACGGGCGGCGGCGGAGCGAGTGGTGGCACTATAAATGGCTTTGCTGGCACTATAGGGTCTGCTGGCGGCGCTGGCGGGTATGTTGATTGCATTATTGCTTCGCCTGGCGCGTCGTATTCCTACGCAGTCGGTGCTGGCGGAACAGCCGGAACAGCCGGAACATCTGGTTATGCAGGCGGCGCTGGCGGTTCCGGCGTCATTATCATCGAAGAACATTATACTTACTGAGGCTAAAGATGCTGACACGTTATGCAATTATTGACGGCATCAATGTAGTGAACGTCATAGAATATGAGAGCCCTCCCGGTAATCCTCCTCCAGGTTTCCCTGAAACTTATATTGCCGTTCAATCTGATGAAGCGGGCCCAGGTTGGGAATATATAGACGGCCAGTTTATTGCTCCGCCACAGCCCGCACCGCCTAACCCTACGCCAATAGTTTAATGACTTGCCGCAGGAGTAGCCTGTCTGGCCTGCGGCAAGCTCCAACCAGACAGGTGCTTTGGAGAGCAAATGTTTACGAATGATGAATTAAACTTATTATTGCAGCTTTTGGATTTAGCCACAAAAGCAGGTGGATTAGGCGTCGCTCAACAAGCGTTACCTTTAGCCATAAAAATACAACAACAGATCCAACCTGTTGACGTTCCGTCAACTGAAGAGTAATAATATCAATTACCGACTGGCCGGAAAGCTAGGTAAAAAATGAGTGATGAAAAACAGGCTGTAGCGGAGATCAGCCCCGCGCCGGAACAGGAAGCTACGGCAGCACCTGAATCTGTTGAGACGACGCCGGAGGAACAACAGTCTACAAAATCGTTCTCTCAAGAAGAGCTGGACGCGATTGTAGGCAAACGCCTCGCAAGAGAACAGCGCAAATGGGAAAGAGAGCAGGCCCAACGGCTTGCGGAGCAACAGGCTAGACAGCCGGTCGCACCTCCACCCGCGCCAGATGATTTTGAGAACGCACAGGTCTATGCAGAAGCATTGGCCGAGCGTAAGGCTCAAGAGATGCTGGCACAACGTGAGGCCGCAAAGCAGCAGGCAGCTCTACTTGACGCTTATCACGACCGTGAGGAAGACGCTCGGTCTAAGTATGACGACTTTGAACAAGTCGCGTATAACCCGAATCTTCCTGTGACGGATGTGATGGCTCAAGCCATACAGGCTTCTGATATTGGCCCCGATGTGATTTATCACCTTGGGTCTAACCCAAAAGAAGCCCATCGGATTTCCAGATTGCCGCCTGTCTTGCAGGCACGGGAGATCGGTAAACTTGAGGCTAAGTTAGCTTCAGATCCGCCGGTCAAGAGAACTTCATCTGCCCCGGCCCCTATTGCTCCTGTTGCTCCGCGTTCGTCTGGTGGCCCGACATATGATACAACTGACCCTCGGTCGATGAAATCAATGTCTACATCTGAGTGGATTGAAGCGGATAGACAGAGGCAACTTAGGAAGCTGGAGGCTCAACGTCGCAGATAGGTGACATAAAATGAGCAATTCACTCTTAACAATTGATATGATTACAAGAAAGGCTCTGGAAATTCTGGAGAATAATCTTGTAATCACTCGCACTGTCAACCGCCAGTATGACGATTCTTT